CCGCCCTCGTTGCGCATGGCCTGCCCGCCGTCCGCACCTTGGGCGGGGTGAATCATTCGTCCAAGACGGCAAAGGGGGCCGCCCTCCTCGTTGATCAATACACGGCGTATTTGGCCCCGTTCAATTCGGCGGGCGGGCCGACAGTTTGCCCGGACGCGTCGCCGGGTTGCATTGCGTCTTGTTTGACGGGGAGCGGCCGCGCCTCCTTTGATGCGAAAATACCGGCCGCCCGTGTGGCCCGGACTGTCCTTTATTTCGCAAGCCGCCCGCATTTTACGGCCGTACTTATTCGGGAGATTGAAAAGGGCGCGGCCCGCGCCGCCCGTACTGGTTCGCAGTACTTCGCCCGGATTAACGGAACGTCGGACATTTCGCCGCGCGCGTTCAAATATGAGGGGCGCGATATCTTGCAACTTTTGCCGGGCGTCTCGTTTTTTGATTATTCGAAGGTTTGGGGCCGCGCCTCCATCGATTACGGCCCGAATTATTCCCTTTGCCTGTCATGGACGGACGGCCGGACATGGGCAGACGCGGCGCGCGAAGTTTTGGCCCATGGGCGGCCCCTTGCGGTTCCCTTTGCCGATATGGGCGCGAACGGCCGGCCCAAGGTTGCCCGCGTTGCATCCTTGCCGGACAGATTCGGACGCGTGGACGCGGACGGCCGGGAGCTCTTTTCTGTCCCTGTCATTGACGGCGACAAATTCGATGCGCGGCCCCTGGATCGAACGGAAGGCGGCGCGCCCGCTCAGGGCGCGTATATAGTCGGACTTCGCGCAAAACGCACAACGCCGGAAGGGGAGCGGGCCGCGTTGGCTTCGGGTTTTTTCGTTCCTATCTGAGCGCGCCCCCTTTTGGCCCTTTTGCGGCCCCTGTCCTATTTGGGCGGGGGCCGCTTCATTTTGCGCCCTTTGCGGGGCGCTTTTGCGTTATCCAGTGCGAACCAGTACGGCCGGAGCCTTTTCCAATGTGCGCAATTCGGGCGGGCATATGGCCGCGCGGATGCATCGATGGAGGGCAGACGCGGGCCGGGGCATTTAGCCGCCCATTTTCGACCTTTTGCCCCCTGAGCGCACCCCGGCCCCATTGCAACGGAGAAAGCGCCCACACGGCCGCGCAAACGTCGTGATCCAGGCCTATTTGGCCGCCCTTCATCCTCCGGGGCGGGGCGCGTCCTTGGGGCCGCCCGGCCGGGCCGGGGCCCTAACTTGCTGAACCTCAGGCAGTTAGCGTAAGTCGCTGAACCTCAGGCAGTTAGCCCCGACCCCCCTTTCCGGGCGGTTTCGGCCCTAAGTGGCCCGGCCACAAATGATTGTCGGCCTCAGAAATGTTTTTTGCCTTTTCAGAAATCATTGCCGGCCCAGCAACGGCGCGGGTTTGCGCGTGATCGGGCGCGGCCGGAGAGGCCGCTCAGGCACGGCCGGGTTTGGATACATGGAACTTTTGTTCTACATTGCGGTCATGAATCAGTTGAACGCGTACCGCGCCCCCCATCACACCCTGCGTTACCTGCAGGCAGTTTCCGAAGCAATCATGTCCCTCATCACCGACAAGTTCGGCACTGACATGGTAGTCCACGTCGAACCCCGCCCCAACAACGGCCACATGTTGCACATGACGGTCAGCCACGAGGACGGACGCCCATTCGACTACAACGACGGACTGGAGACCACAGCCATGTTCAATTTCTTGGCAAACTGCAAGGAGCTTCCCGGACTCGGAATCGAGGACATCTACGGTTCCCATGGTGTTGTACGACAGACCACCTTCATTCTTGCTGTGGACTGAAAAAAAAAAATCGAAAAAAAAATTCGCCAAAAAAAAATCGCCATGGGCCATCAGCAGAAATATTTTATCGCCTTGTGCGTCCTCCTGGACACCTTGGGAGTCCACTACAACACTTACAAGTTGCAAGCAGTCACCCTTCACGAATTAAAGGGGCGGCCAATGAGCAGCCATACTGCCGTGATCGACATTTTCGTTCCGGTGGACGGCCACGACTTCTCTATCCTTGAAGCGGCCGCATCATCTGAGAAATTTTCCGGCGACCTGGTCGAACTGGCCCGTTTCCTTGAGCGTTGCCCAAACCTCATCAATCAGCGTTAATACCGAACCTCAGAAATAATTGAGCCATGACTACCGAACGAATCCGCACGGAAATCCTTGAAATCTCCAACGCCATTGCAGTGATGCTCGTGGAACGCGAGCTGCCCGGACAGATGGTGAGCACCAAGCCCAATGTCTACGACTTGTCCGACGATGCTAAGCAACGAATTGCGGAGCACAGCGACATCATTGAAGAGGCCCTGTGGGGTCTGCACCAAACAATTCGCGCGAAGTATGAGTGAGCCTTGCGACAACTGCGGCGGTTCAGGCAGTGTCCTGGATCCGTCCTCATGGGAATACCCGGAGTACTTGACCTGTCCTGATTGCCGTGGAAGCGGAACGGACTACAGGCCGGACCCGGACGAGAAATTTGAACGGGAACGCGAAGAGGGAGCCTATTAGGTTCCCTCTTTTGTGTGTGGTAGTATCTATAGAGTAAGTACCTACAGGGAGCTGTAGTGTACCTACAGGGAGGAAGTTCTGCCCATGCTCAGTGTGAATAAAAAAAAATGTCCGATTCCGTGATCGGCATTGAACAAAGCCTCTACATTGCCCCCCACCAAGAATCGTCAGAAATCATGAACGGACTTTTTGAAGCCATATGCGAAGCCCTCACCTGGGGCGCACAACAATCACAGCTTGACCCGAAAGGGCTCCAGTTGCTCGGAAGCTGCCGAAAGGAATGCGAGCGAATCACCCCCGGCCTATTCACGGCAGAAATCCTCTTTGAGAGGCTCGTCAGAAATGATGGCGATGTCACCATGGAGGCCGTGACACAAATCCTGCGGATCCTGGAGCAGGAAGGTTCCGCTGTCAAGGTCGGGTTGATTCAGAAAGGTCATTCGACCACAGCAGCCTACCGTTACGTTGGAAGCTAAGATTAGCCCCTACGTCTACCCCGGCATCGAACTTTCTCGTGGAGAGCTTGAGATGGGACTTTTTGTCCGGAACGTTTGCAATCGCCTCGACATCAAGTTCGAGGATGTAGTCGGTCCCCGTCGTCATAGGATGTTTGTCGAAGTCCGACAGGCATGCTACTACACCTTAGTCCGCCGCGAAAAAAAAACAACCGTGACGGTGGCGAAATACTTCGGCAGACACCATGCAAGCGTGATTCATGGATGTCGTGTTTGGGCCAATCTCCTGTCGGTAAATGACAAGCGAGCTTGGCAGATTCAATCCGCAATGAACCTTGCGTACATCGACCAGTACGAAACAGAAAAAAAAAATGGACAGGAAAAAAACCTTTGACATCAGCCTCAACATCGAGGAGCTCCGCAAGCAGAAAAAACACTTCATCGAGGGCCGGAAGGGAACCTACCTGGATCTTCGGGTGATTGAGTTGGAGAACAAGCAGTACAACGACTTCATTGTGGTCGTTAAGGTCAGCAAGGCTGATTTTGAGGCGGGCGTGAAAGGCGACATCGTTGGCTACGGAAAAGATTGGTCGTTGCGCAATGACCCGAAGAAGGCGAGCCTTGATGCGCAGTCCACGCCGGGAACCGTTGAAAGCGATGACCTGCCCTTCTGATGGCTCGCATTCAGATTGATTTGAACGAACTCGCGCACTTTCCTCTCCCGGAGTTGGATGTGTTGAAAGCCCTTGTCAAACTTCACGCGGGTCAGAACATGCAACAAGTGCGTGATGACCTTTCTTTGGATGACGCATTGGCTCAGCGCATTGCGCGATTTTTGGTTCATGGGGAGGGGCGGCATAGGCTGCCTCTCCTTTTTTGCGACCGCCTGAAAGGTGAGTTTGACCAACTGTGCATCGACGTGTGCCAGGCGATGAACCAAATCCTTGGAACGCAGTATCGGGCGGAAGACCTGCGGGCATATGTGCTGCCTTGGTACCAGAGGGGCTACACAGAAATGATGGTCTTCAGAAATGTTGTCGAAGACCGTGCGAATGCTTGGCGTGATGACCGCAAGCTGAAGACCCACCTGCGTCCTGCGACGTTGTTTGGCGAGAAATTCGAGCAGTATGTGAACTTGTCTCGTATCAGTTCTGCCGGAGACGGGCAGGTTGGATATGACGACGCTTTCCTCGGTGTGTGATGGAACTGATCAAGAACATCACTGATTTAAAACCGCGCCTATATGAGCTGCGAAACGAAGTCCGAGAAGAAGCTTGTCAGACAGGGGTCCAGGAGTTGGACGACCTATACATTCCACGCAAAGGCTACCCCCTGTTCATTGCGGGTGCTCCACATCATGGTAAGTCGCTTTTTGTCAAATGGCTACTGATTGAATGGAGCGAGCGATACGGATGGAAGCACTTTGTGTACATGGGGGAAGAAGGAGGTCCGGAGGAGTTGGCTATCGACCTGGCGGAGATGCATGTGGGAGTCCCGGCGCGGAAAAAAAACTTTCGTGGGCAGGATCAAGAGCACATGTCGGACGAAGAATTCGAGCTCGCCTTAGAGTGGGTTGGAAAACACTTTACTTTTTTCGACCCGGACGCGCACGGGATCGACTTTGGTCCCGAACATTTCTATCAATCATGCCAAGACCCAAGTTTCGACACGACCGTGTTAGACCCTTGGAACGACGCGAAGAGGGATTTGAATACGGTAGGCGGAAGAGAAGACGTTTGGCTTACGAGCGAGCTGAAGAAGATCCGTACCTATAGCAAGACATGGAATCGCATCGACATCGTGGTGAACCACATCGCGAAGTTGCATGCGGATAGCAGCACGGTGAGTGGCAAGCGTTATCAGAAACCCGCACTCCCGCAGGAATGGGCAGGGGGTCAGGCCTGGTATCGTCGAGCCTTCACCATGCTGCTTGTATACCGCCCTCCGGCAGGCGAGAAACTGCGGGAGGGTGAACCGGAGATTCGGGACGGTGAGACCTGGATCATCAATCAGAAAACGAAGCCCAAAGGCAGCGGGAGTCTTGGGCGGGCCAAACTGTATCTTTCCCGCAGAACCAATCGTTTTACGCAATGAGAGAAGTAGTACCGCGCAACCACTTGGAGCGCATCGCCGACCGCATGGAGGCGGCAGGAACGGCCGAGTCACTCTTGGCCCAACTTGAACTTGATGAGCCTTTGGACCAAGAGCGGTTTGCGGAAGTCATGATTAAGACATGCAATCACATGTTGGGCATCATCGACCAGTGCATCCAACTGGAACGGGAATGCGCAATCGCGAGCTCCAGTCTGAGTCACGAGAAGAAGCTGAACTTGGACTTGCGGATGTCCAACCGCGAATTGACGGAAAGAAACGCGGCGTTCGCAAAGGAGGTTCGCAACCTTAAAGGCAACATCGCTCAATTCTTTGATTGATGACCCATGGCAGTCTTTTTAGCGGCATTGGAGGTTTCGACCTTGCCGCAAGATGGATGGGTTGGCAGAATGTCTTCCATGTTGAGCGCGACCCGTTTTGCCGTCAAGTACTAAATCACCATTTTCCTGAATCACAAAGCTTTGAAGATGTCAAGGAGTTCGACGCAACTGACTTTTGCGGACGTGTATCCGTCCTTTCGGGAGGCTTCCCCTGTCAACCCTTTAGTGCAGCAGGAAAGCGGACCGGGACATCCGACGATCGGTATCTCTGGCCGGAAATGTTTCGAATTGTTCGAGAGGCTCGCCCCACCTACGTCGTGGCAGAGAACGTTCGTGGCCTGCTTAGTTGGAATGAAGGGTTGGTACTCGACACGGTGTGCTCTGACTTGGAAGGTGAAGGCTACGAAGTCTTACCGGTCGTACTTGGTGCTGCAAGCGTCAACGCGCCGCACCGGAGAGATAGAATCTGGGTTGTTGCTTACGCCAACGACAAGAGAAGAGCCTATGGACCTGGACAAGTTCAAGGCACGAATGGAGAAGTACCCCAACGGAACGACCATGCCCAACCTTGCTACGCAGGTTCAGAAGATGCTTCCAACGCCAACGGCCAAGAACATCAGCGGCGGCGCAGTGCAAGTCAACGAGAACGGAAAGAGACAGAACAAGGGCGGGACAGAGTTCAGTGCGCAACTGCACGACCTTGCAAAGAGTCAGATGCTTCCTACGCCAATGGCTCAGGAGCACGACAAAATAACGGACAAGGAAAATCAGGACAGCCTGACCAAACGTACCTGCGAAGAGACTGGAAAGACTTCCCAACTGTCCCCCCTGTTTGTGGAGGAGATGATGGGATTCCCGAAGTATTGGACGGCATCACCATTCCAAAGTGGAGACGGGAAACAATAAAAGCCTACGGAAACGCGATTGTCCCTGAAGTTGCCCTGCAACTATTTAAAATCATAGACAGACTGGAACATGGACTTTGAGTTGAACGACGGCTATGATGGGATTGATGACAACGTGGAAATCCTCTTGGAGGATGCGTTGGAAGACCCGAACCAAGCCTACATCTACATCCGCATCAAGGCCCTGCCTGATGAGGAGGAGTTGATGATCGAGCAGATGCCCGACAAGGACAACTGGATTTACGCTCCCAACACTGATATGGTAAGCATCCTGAGCAATGGCAGCGAGTCACAACTTGCCATGATGTTTATCGAACTGTTTCAAATGAACCCGGCTTTCATGGAAGCTGTCATCGTCGCAATCGAGGCGATGAAGAAGTATGGAGCCCGAAAAAGAGAAGAATGAGCAATTTGACCAAGAGCGATAAGGTGCGCATGCGGCGCATCTTCGAAGAGAACGGACTGAGTCCTGACGATGTGTTTCAGCACAGGCACTTCGTCATCATCAAGCGGACAGGCATCGAGAAGATTCAGGCGGTGAACAACATCGAGGTGGAGTTCAGCGAGATCGTGATGGACCGGGACTTCGTTGTCCTGAAGGCAACGGCATGGATGGACAACCGCAACGTCCGTGTAGAGACCTACGGCGAGGCCGGGCCGGAGAACTGCAAGAACAGCTACTACGTCATGACCGCTGAGAAGCGGGCTTTGAGCCGCGCTGTCCTGAAGGTCATTGGCTTGTACAGCGAGTCTAACGTGTACAGCGAAGACGAAGGGGTCCATCATGAGTGATTGGATCGACGACTTGTTCGACAACCTTGAGCAGGAGGAGGAGGTCACGGAGCGCATGCGTGATCGACTCCTCCTTCTTCTTGAGCGGTGTCGCTTCGAGAACATTGTTCATGAGGACTATGAGGCGGAGATTCTATCTTCTGACCTGAATCGTGCTCGGTATCAAGAGCTTAGCACGACACTGGAATCAAACGTGTTGGACATCCGATACGAATACGCCCCCTCCCAACGCCACATCGCCAAGTGGCTCCGACTGTTTTGTGAACTATGAAGACTGCACTCGCCGGACTCCTGAAGCGAATGGACATCACAGAGGTGTTCAAGACGAAGGGGGACTTGCGGCGGTGGAGTGCCAAGCGGACCATTGGTGGTATGATCGCCATCACCGCATGTGAGCAGATTGTCATTCACGGCATAACGTGGGAAGCGGTGGCCTTGGCTGGAATTGGCATCATCCCCCTCACCGCATCTATGTTCGAGAATGAATCCCGTTCAAATTCACAATAAGACCTACAAGGCAGGCGACAGGTACAGGGCACTGTTGCTGTCCGACTTGCATTGGGACAACCCGAAGTGTGACCGCGATTTGCTCAAGCGCGACTTGGACTACGCCTTGGAACGGGATTGGGACATCTTCATCAACGGGGACTTGTTCTGCGCCATGCAGGGCAGGTATGACGGGCGCAGGATGAAGGCGGATGTCCGTCCGGAGCACAACACCAACACCTACCTCGATGCTCTCGTGGACACCGCTGTGGATTGGTTCACGCCGTATGCCAAGAACATTAAGCTCATTGGGTACGGCAACCACGAGACCGCCATCCTCAAGAACTGCGAGACGGATCTACTGCAACGGCTTGCCCATGGCCTAAACGTCCGGGGCAACACGGTGGAGCTCGGCGGCTATGGCGGTTGGGTTGTGTGGTCGTTCCGCATGGAGTCCGGCAACGGGATGGCCTACCGCATGAAGTACTTCCACGGCAGTGGGGGCGGCGGCCCAGTGACTCGCGGTGTGATTCAGAATCAACGCATGTTGGCGCAGGTCCATGGCGCAGATTGTGTGTGGATGGGTCACGTTCACGAGAGTTACGCCATGGTCAATGTGGTCGAAAGCTTGAACAACAACAACACCCCACAACTCAAGGAAGTGCTCCAGGTCCGAACCCCCTGTTACAAGGAGGAGTATGGTGACGGCACAAAGGGGTGGCACATCATGCGTGGAGCACCGCCAAAGCCCTTGGGTGCATACGTCCTTGACCTGCGACTCTCGACCAAGAAAGTGAAAGCAAGCGCATATCCTTTGGTTGTATAGAACTTTCTGTCTATACTTGAGGCATGAACGCAACCGCCAATTCCATTGCCTTTGCTCTTCGCGATCTCCGAAAAGAGAAGGGAGCCAGTCTCGACATCATCGCGCAGCTCTCTGAGATTGACAAGTCCACCTTGTCGAAATACGAGCGTGGGGTAATGAATCCCAAGTTGGATACGTTGGAGAAGTGGGCGAACGCTTTGGGGAGGACTATCACGGTTAACCTGCATCAAGCCTTGGTAGAGGCAGATTTAGTCTGAAGTAGGTGTTGAATTGTTGAACGCACTCATGTAGTCCGATACAGACTACAGCCTGATACCCTCTCTTTAGGAGGTCGGCTTTCCACTGTCGTTGGTGTGGAGATGTCCGGCCTCCTTTCTTTTTGATTTCAATGCAGAGCCCCATGTAGCCCATGCGGGGCTCGTAGAAGATGACATCGGGGATGCCCTTTCGGTATCCTGCCCTCTTGATCTTCTTGGCCTCTGCGATGGACATCCGGGCTCCACCGACCGTAGCGCAGAACAGGATCTCCGGGTACTCCGTGCTGATGAGGTCTACGAAGGTTGACTGAATCTCGTGCTCGGTCATCGCAGCCACCGGAGGTTGTGCCAATCGTAATCCTGAACCTTGAACCCTGGACAGAAGGTTGCATTGAAGTCTCGATGCCCGTACAAAGGCAACGGCTTACCAATGGTGTTGCGCAGGTAGTCGATGATTGCACTGATGCTCATCGCCTGATCCTCAGTCATGGTGCAGCTTGGCTCACCGTGTAGGATGCCTCCCACATATGCGATTCCGATTGCCTGACTGTTCTCACCACGGGTGTGAGCCCCGCTCATGTTCAGCGGTCGGCCCTCCCGGATCGTTCCGTCATACTCGACATAGAAGTGGTAGCCGATGTCCCTCCACCCCTTGTGCTCGACGTGAAGTTTGCGACACCACTCAACACCATACCGAGCCTCCCTTGGGGTGGCGGTATGGTGCAGGATGATCTTGTTGAATGTTCCCCGAACGAACTCAGGCCGGATTGTCGGCACTACCGGAGTCGTCGTTGCCGCTTGTTCCGAGGACGGCGAGGACGATGGCGCGGATGTAGCCGAGTGCCTTATCGTCCTTATCAGTCGGAGTAAGGCTAACAATGGTGTCCGCCAGGACGAGTACAGCGAGGACAATCTCTGCCCAATTTTCTTGAAAGACTTCAAGCATCTTCTTTTTTACGGCTTTGGCGAGCCTTGAGTGCTCGCTCGATGTTCATCCAAATCAGAGTCACTCCGGTGACGAAGGTCAGGAGCGTTCCCATACGAGAGTCAAGGACAGACCAAGTCCAGCCTAAGCCAAAGATATTCAGCATATTCTCTCGACACAGCATGCCCAAAGATTAGTTGCATGCAGATGTGTTTGTAGGACTTGGTTGGATTTAAGGATCTTCAGGAGTGTGCCACATGTGGTTGATGGCTCGAATCACTTGGTTCAGAGCAGCAACTACATCGGTCAAGGTTGCCTTGGAATCCAGTTCCGGAATGGGTACTTCAGGTGGCTTCATCAGTCAACGAGTTCGATTTGAAACTGAGCGTACATGTAGGTGGTCGAGGTCAGTGATCCTGATCGGTTCTCTGCCATGAGCAGTGCCATGTCTTCATCAAAGTCTGAAGATGTCTCCAACGTGCCATGAAAGATGCGGCTGCTTGAGTTGGACGACTGCGTGATGTCTGCGGTTTCTGCCCGCAAGGTCGTCGTAGATGATGACGTGCTGCCGCTTGCCTGCCTGTCCGCACCCCACAAAGAGAGACCCCATGTAGATGAAGCAGGGGCGTTCTGCAACCTAAACATGTAGTGGATTTTGACCTTCTTGTCCGTGGTTGGGATCTGAAATCCGTAGGCCAACAAGTGAGACCCGCTGAGGCTGTAAGAGGTTGAGCCGACAGCGTCTGAAGCCGAGTAAGCCCGGAACGTGGCGTTTGATGGCTCAGAGCTGAAGCTGTACCAGTTGAACGGTCCGTAGCTGAAGTTACCTGTGTGGACTCGCTCTCCATCGTCTGCGCTTGACCATGTGTACCGTCCGGAGATGTTGCCCAAGATGGCGGGTCCGCCGCCGCCTGATACGGTTGCGAAACTGAGGTTGCCGCTACCGTCTGTTTGGAGCACCTGCCCATCAGTGCCATCGCTTCCGGGCAAGATGTAGGTCACGTCCGTGTCAAGAGCTCCTGGTGCTTTGAGCACGACTGCGCTGTTGCCGGAAGCAGCAAACTCCTCAAGCCTGATCTGACCGCCCTGTCCGTAGGTGGTGGACTCGACTTGCAGAATGCCTGTGACAGCAATCAAATGTGAAGCAGGTACGACCTTGAACTTGGTAGCATTCGTGCTATTCTGAATGTCAAACGTCCCTGGGTTCTTGATAATCAGGTCGTTACCACCACAGATGATGTCGCGGTCCCCGGCCAAGGTCTGATCCGCATCGGCTAAGGTGTCGGGTATGGTCGGCGTGTTGTCAAGATCGCCGTAGTCAATGCCGGAAGTTGCCGCAGTGAAGGTAATTGTATTAGACGCTCCGGCGAAGGCCACCGGCTGACTGAACTGCGTAGGCGAGGACACGCGGAAGTCACCGCTTGTCACGTTGACTGTGGCCTTAGTGTTGTCCGAGGAACTGCCACTAATTTGAATAGCTGTGACCTGCGCCTCAGACCCTGTAGCCCCGGCCTGAACCTTCATGGCGATTGATCCAGGGCTGGTCTCGGTCATGTCTACCACAGTCCGCGCTCCGACCTGAAGCTTGCCCGCAGTCTCCGTAATAGAAACGTGGCTTTTGTCCGTGTCAGTGGTATCCACATACACACCCGCACCGTCACCCGTGGTGGTCTCCTTAAAGACCGTGAGGATGTCGTTGACGCTTGATGTGTTTGAGGCGATTTCGTTGAGCTGTGCTGCCGTAGCGAACTTGTGCAGGCTCGCGGAGTCCTCAATCTCGTCAGAGGTCAGGGGCTTGCCCGAAGAGGACACCGTAAAGTCCGTGATTTCGCCGGACCCGTTGATGGTAATGGCATCGAGCTTGTCCTCCTGCTCCTGAGTCAGACCTGCTCCGCTGCCTGATCCCACGATGCGGCTCTTGCCAAGGACGGTTTCCCCGATGATGCGAGCAGGGCCCTTGCGCCCCAAGTCCTGAATGAACTGATCAAAGCTGTTGTCCGTGGCGATGGACGTGTAAGTGCGGTCAATTTCATACGCACTGAACTGCATCGTGCCCTCCTGGAGGTTGATGCTGCACGCCTGAACTTGAAGCATGGCATCCTCCGTGCCCATGGTAATCTTCACCCGGCGTGTTGGGACCACATGCTCCAAGAGGTGAGTGCGGGTCAGAACCGTCATGCGGTAGGTGTTAATCACCTTATACCGCTGACTGAAATGCGATCTCACGACAAGGTCGAGGTTCTTACTTCCCGCACTCGTGGTCGGGAAGCTTTCCATGCTCTCGCTGAACCAATGATCGCCAAATGCGCTTGCCCGTCCGGTGGTGCGATGCCCGTCACCCACAGCGAGGGCTCCAAGCTCTCCGAACATCGTGTCCGGCCTTGTAGCGATGGCAGTTTCGCCAACGTCCACACTCTCAGTGCCATTGGCATCGTCAAGGCTCGCGTAGTACATCGCGTCCTCGTCATAGCTGTCCGCACCATTGAACAACCTCAAGTCAATTACTCGACAACTGTGCAGGTCGTTGTTGTTGTCAGTAGTCAGTGTGACCGTAGTACCGTCATTCTTATGAATGAAACACTCAATGTCAAGCTCAACGCCCTGATAAGTAGAGCTGTCAGTTGGAAGCCCCGGCATCACCATGTCGAGCATCAGAGATTTCTGCTCATTGGCCCGCAACTCATTACGGAACCTCATCTGATTGGGGTGATTGTTGCTTCGCTCAGTATTCAGTCCAACTGCATATTCTTCGACATTACCATTGCCGTCATCATACTCGATGACATCAAGGTCTTCCTCCATCTGTCCAGGAATAAGGAAGGGAAGATGAAAGAAAGAGGACACCGTAGTCCACTCAACATCGTCGGTAATCTCAAGTGGTAGCCAAGTGTCTACATCAGAACCTCCGGGAAACACTAAGTTGCCTAAACCCACGCGAATGTTTCCGAAGTCGCTGTCGTTGGTAAAGTTGCTCGCGGCACGCAACCCCACGTTTTGTTTGAGGTATTGATTGCCAACCTTGATTTTCATCTTCAGCACCGGCTGTGCGCCGACAAAGGCATCGTCGCTACCGCTGAGAACGTCAACTCCAATGGTGATTTTGGCCCGCAGGTTGAGCTGCTGCCCTGCCTCTATTAACGTCTCAGCGTTGACAAGTGGGAAGTTGTAGGCGTAGTTGATTTCAAGATTGTCCTCAACCGGGTCGGGGGTCACGCTACCCCCTGCTGCGCCTGTGACACCCGCAACATATCCAACTTTGGAGCCGGTCTGCTTGAAGATCAATGGAGCCCCACCACTAATATGAGTGGCAAGAACTCTCTTTGCGGGAGGCAGGTAGCTGCGTGAGCTGTCAATCAGGTACGGCGTGTCATCTTCATCTGTGTAGTTGACGAAGTTGGGCCAGTCCGTACCGTCCGCATAGCCGGAGGGCTGCGTGTATGCGCTGTAGGCGTAGGCACTGTCTATAGTGCCCCGCTTGTCCATGAGGAACTTGCGCTTGCCATTGAGAGTACTGTCGCTCTCCTGCATGAACGGCGAGGCGACATTGAACTTTCCCGCGCTGTGATGGAGGGTAGCCCCCATCGTAACCATGATGTCGCTGAGGATCTCATAGCAAGTGCTGCCATTAGCAACCAAACGACTATCACGGAACCACGGGCCATCATGCGTCCTCTCCGCGTACCAAGTGCGTTGGTCACAACCCGTCTTGTCCAAGATGGACTTGATTTCGTCCGGGTCTTGAGTCTCATCGATGTGGTTCCAATGGAACAGGTCGAGCTGCTCGGTGAAGAAGTCGTCGGTGTCATCCCACATCGCCAGGTGCGGCATGCGCTTGAGGCATCGCCCAATCTGTACTCGGAGCGGAGCAAAGCTGCTGTCGGTCAGTGCGGAGTCGAGGCCGTCACTGAGGTAGTTGCTGTCGTCAGATGGGTCGAGGTACGGCTGATCCTTAAGCAGGGCCAAGCCGTCCGTGAAGCTCATGTTGATTTCGAGCGGCTTGCAACTGAAGGCATAGACCACGGATTCGTGGACGAGGGTTCCTCGCCAGTACACGTCCCAATTGGACGCGGTCGTCAGCGAGGTAGTGCCGCCGTTGTGCCGCTCCACCTGAATGCACAGGTGATGCTCAGGAAGCTCCTTGATGACATCGATGAGGTTCATCGTGTCGTCCCCGGACAGCAGGAACGTGATGTCAAGCTTGGAGCCGATGATGGGTTGCGCGAGCTTGTTGTCCTCGCCCTCCCACGTTATTGACACCGACTCGTGAATTACGTCGATGGTCCGAGGCAGGTTGGATGAGCCGTACCCATACAGCGCATTGTCAGTCACATCGCCCGCGTAGTCGGTGTCGATGAGCTGAATGCGATAGACGTCGTTTGATTGGCTATTGAGGAGAGCCTGGTATACAGCTTTGACTGCCATCAGATGATTCGTTGTTGGACGCGAGCGCCGCGCATGTTGCTGATGTGAATATCGGTTCCTTTCAGGGATCCGTACACGCGGGTGCTGCCTCCGCCGCCCATCTTGTCCATGAGGCCGGGGAGACGCTCAAGCGGGATGATGGCCTCTCGCCCGGAGCGGTTGTCGCCGACCGTCACGAGCTGCTCGCCCACGGCGATACCTCCTTGAGCAAGCTTTGGAATATTGCCGATGAAACCGGAAAGGATTCCTGCACCAACACCGAGGGCTGCGAGCTTCGCAATCGGGTTCGGGATCGTGGCACTCGACATCACAGACTTGGCGTACAAGAGGTAGAGCTGAGTAATCAAGGATGACAGGGCCGAGGAAGTAGCCTCAAGCATAGCTTTTCCGGCATCTTCTCCGCTCGCGGCGACCTCGCCCAGAGCCTTTCCGACATCCATGCTGCCGCGAATGATTGCTTCATTACTGGCCTCAACCATCTTCATCTCAAGCTTGCGCTTGCGTTCCGCTTCGGTCAGTATCTCTACTTCCTTGGCGACCCTGGCATAGGCGTTGCCCATCTGCTCAATGAGGCCAGTCTGCTCCGGGAAGTCAGACTTGAGTTCATTCAAGATGTCGCCATAGGTCTTCATGCGCATCTCCGCCTCCTTTAGCGGCTCGATAGCCCCGGCTTTCAGTCCGTCCGCGCTCTTGATGAGTGCGTTCTGCATCTTCTCCAAGGCATCCGACAGGGCTTCATCCTGCTCAAATTCCTTCGACATCTCATTCAGACGCTGCATCTCCTCCATCACAAACGCGATGCTGCCCCCCACGTCTTCTCCCTTTGCTCCTGCCGTGATAAGAGATCCCAATGCAGACTCGTATGCCTTAAGGTTCTCGCCTGCAAGGTTGAACTCATCACCGAAGACCGATGCCTTCATCTGCGCTTCAGCGAGAGATGCGGACAGCTTGTCGAGAGCCTTGCTTTGACCATCACCTTTCAGGTCAAAGTCGGCCAGCGTGGAGCTTGAAGCACCGCCGCCCTCGACCGCCTGACCGCCGCTGCCCGAAAGCCCCGCAAGCAATGCGTCCAGGCCCTCGCCCGACATGAGGTCTCCAATTCGCTCAATCTGAACTTGTGCTTGATCGATGATGTCTTGAGCATCGTCAATACGGCCCTGTGCCTCAGCAGGTGCGCGTAATTCCAAAGCTGTCAGAGTGCTGCCGCCCGTTCCGACCATAAACCCGCCCGTAGAGGTCTCTCCTCGCCGAGCACGATCCGCATCATCATCAATTACCTTTTGCGCCGCATTCTTGTCTCGAATAGCCTCATCCTGATCCATAAGAGCCTGAATCCGCTCGGATTCAATCTTATTGATTTCAGACATGAAAGCCTTTGCCCGCTCCTGCTTAAGCATAGCCACGAACAGCTTGTCGTAGGCCGTTTTCAGCGTATTAACACTTGTCGTCTCAGCGTCAAGCGCGTCAAAGTAGTCCGGCTGTAATCGATTCAGCTCATCAAGAATATCTTGTTTTTCTTCGAGTGTGCGATTCTCGTTTTTGAATGCATCAATCAACAGGCGGATTTTGGCTGTGCCTTTAGATGTGGCATCAGCAGCACTCTCAGTTGCATCGGCAATTCGCTCACTTGTGGATGCAAACGCTGAGCCATTTTGAGTAAAAGCATAGACACCTGCGACCACCCCTGCTAAAGCAATAGAGATTAGTCCAATCGGGCCGAGCATTGCACTGAATCCGGCAGCAATTACAGGCATGTACGCCTGCAAGGATGCAAACAGAACCATCAGCTTTCCCTTAAGGAAAATGAATGGACCAAGAGCCGCGACGACTGAACCCAGTATCACTATGAAGCCCTGTACGGCGGACGGCAAAGCGGCAAACCCATTTGTGATGAGTATCAAGCCCTCAATGAGAACGTTGACCATTGGCAAAAGAGCCTTGCCAATCTGAATACTCAAGTCCTCAAGGGCTGACTTGAGTCGTTTTTGTGCAGCGAAGGACGTGTCGTCCATCTTCTTCTGCATGATGTCCAAGGTTCCCGCGCTCTCACGCATCTCCTTTTCCAATTTGAAGAACTCCTTCCTGTTCTCCTGCAATACGGGGATCGCGGTAGCCGCTCGAACGCCGAAACGCTCAATGGCCTCCGCCATGGTCATGTTGCTGTTGATGAGGTCCAAGAACTTTTGATGGACATCACCGCCCTCTTGAGAGAGCTTGGCGAAGATCATACGCAAACGAGTACCTGCGATAGATCCTTTCACGCCCGTGTTCGCCAACACGCCCATAGCAGCACTGAGCTCCTCCATGGACACGTTGCTGATGGCGGCCTGAGAGCCCGCGTACTTCATGGTCTCCGCGAAAGACTCAAAGTCAAGTGCGGACTTGCTGATGGCGACAGCGACCACATCGTTGACTTGACCAACTTTAGATGCGTCTAAACCAAATGTCCGCAACGCAGCACCGGAGACCTCTGCAGCTCGCGGCAATGCTGCACCCGTCACCTGAGCTAAGGAGAGAGTGCTCTCCGTGACCTGGACAATCTCGTTGGCGGTGAAGCCGAGCTTGGCGAACTCCTCGGAAAGCTGTCCTACTTCTTTAGCGGTGAAGATGGTGGACGCACCAAGGGCCTCGGCGTTAGCCTGAAGCTTACCGAACTCAGAGCCAGTAGCACCGCTGATAGCGGAGACACGGGCCATCTGATACTCAAAGTTGGTGGCAGTTTCAGTGACTCGCTGTGCGACGATGGCAAGGGGCAGACTGAGGCCAATGCTCAGATCCTTGCCAATGTTAGTCATAACGCGCCCCGCACGTTGCATAGACTTCTGACTCTGATTCAGACTCCTTTCAAAGGAGCGTGAATCAAGACTCAGAATTACCGATAGTTTACTGACCTTGTCCGCCATTTTTGTTTGAGTAGTAGGTGTTTACCCAGTCACGGGTAAGATCCTTCTGCTCATCCGTGAACTGACGAACAAACTTTGCTTTTTGATTTTCGTGAGCGTAAGGATTGAAGTCCTTCGGCTTGTACGGCGTGGGTTGCCGCTTGCTGTCACGATTCATGTTCGCATGCAGAGCCATAAGGCTTGAGGTGTGCCACCACTGCCTCTCGTCTGCATCACGAATGCTCTTCGTGTACGCGCTAAACTCAAAGAAGGTCAGCGACCAAAACTCGCGGGGACTGAGCCCGCATGCGAGGCCCTCTGCGTACACGTCATGCCATGTACGCGGAGCCTCGTCCTGGTCGCTTACTCGTTTCCCTCTTCGGGATCCTCGTCTCGTTTCTGCTCTCCCTCAAAAGCCACACGGATGTGCTCGGCGTACTTCTCAAGGTCGTCCGGCGTGTCCAACACGCGTGCGGCGAAGTACTCGAACTCAGGGAGGTCGTCGATGGGCTTGTTGTGAAAGAAGCAGTGCGTCAGAAGCCCTGCGTGCAGCACTTGGGGGACTGCGCTCAAGGGGTTCTGAGCCAACTGTTGCTGCATCTCCGCCAACGAAATGCTCTTCCGCTCACACATGAGACGGAATGCGTTCATGCTCAGGTGGCACTGATACTTCTTCTTGCCAACCTGAATGCTGAACTGACCGGACAAACTGTTCATCTTCTGCCTTTTAGGCGAAGATAAGCGTTTATCAGATTTCAGTGATGTCTCCGATCAGTTCGATGGATCCACTGAAGGTAGCGAAGTCATCAACTGAGGAGGAAAGCTCGAAGCTGGTCATGAAACCCTGAGCACCGTAGGCGTTCGCGTTGGTGTCGGTCGAGGCCCAAATGGCGGTGATCTTGGTCTTACCCACGACAGCCTGGAACAGAGCGTCGATGTCCATCACGTCCGTAGCGTCAGTGAAGTCCACAACACCGTCGAAGCTCATGCTTCCGGTCTGCGTACCCACGTTGTAGGCACGGGTGGCGGCGAAGGACGGGGCAGCGTCAGAAGCCACGGCAGTGGCGGTCTTGAAGTTCACCTCGTAGGTGGCGTTCGAGATGCTGACGTTTGCGCTCGTGCTGAATGCAATCGGCTTGACCCCGGTAGGGTAGTTCGACGCATCACTGTTGTTCTCTGCCGGATCAACCGTGGACGAGGTGATTGCTACGGGAGTGCCATCGTTGTCGATGAAGATGGCGCAAGTGTTTGAATTAACTCCTGCCATGATTAGCTGAATCCAATGGATGAGGGGGTTCCGGACAGCTCGAAGGAGGCACTGAACGTGACGAAGTCGTCCATGCCCGCGCTGATCTCAAAGTTGGTGCAGAATCCGACTCCTGCGATGCCGTTGGTGCCGTCACCCCAAATGAGGTCGAGCTTGGTCTTGGCCTCGCACTTGGCGAAAATCTCGTCACCACCCAGGGTGTTGTCGATGATCCCTTCAATGCTCATGGAGCCGCTTGTAGTTCCTACAGCAAACTCGCGGCGAGTGTTGCAGGAGCTGTCCACGATGCTCGTTGCCTCAAAGGTGGCGTTGGTCACGGAGAAGTTGCAGGACGTGATTCCCGTCACTGCGGTCAGCCCGCTGAATGAGGTGGGCGCAGTATCGTCCGCTGCGTCCTGATAGTAAAGCTGAATGCAATTTCCCTGTACGGCTGCCATGTCAGTCGGATTTGTAGGGGCAAGAAAGCAGAGGGCTCAAAGGCCCGCACAAACTTGGTTCGATTACACGCCCATAATGATGTTGAACATCATACCGACGATGTAGAACTCGTGTAGCTCGTGAGCATCAGTCATAATGTCCATCAAGCTCGTTTGACCAAAGTCGTAAGTAACTCCATCCACGGTGACCGATCCATCGAACTCGGACAAGGATGTCTTGACCTCATTGTGGATGCTCCACGCCTGGCTAATGCTCTCGCTTGTGATGTAGACGAGAACATGATACGTCTCACCGTGTACGCCGTCCGTATTACGCTCAATCTGAGTCTCCTCCAAGTCCACCACGATGTAGGGTCTGTCGTGACCTTGACGAGCCTTGACTAAGAAGATGTCGGTGGCAGGGACAAGACTGAGCAGGTCGCTGTTTTCAAGAAGTCGTGCTCTGACAATGTGAATCATACCCCGTGTCGTTTGTACTCGTTTCTCAAGATAGTCTGCATCTTCGTCTTAATCCGACGAGGAATGTCTTTCTTGTTCTTCTCGTATGCGGGCTTGATGAAAGGCTGCGCCTTGCTGCCGTGCATGATCCGCTTGGTGAACACCCAACGGCGATTCTTGAAGCTGTAGAAGCGGAAGGGCTTATTTCCCGGCTTGACCGTTTTCAGCTTGCGTTTAGTGCCAAGTTCAACAAGGTGAGCGTGGTATGCTCGCTTGTTGCTCTTGCCTCTTATTCGAGGACCAGTCCTTTTGCCAATTCGAGAGCCGAAACCGACCGCTTTCTGATCGACGGTCTCAATGCTGTTCGCCAACACACCTCTGCGCTTGATACGCATGGCATTGGCCTTCATGTCCTTCTTGACGTTGCGCAGCGCAAAGCTCAAGACTGACTTCATCTTGTTTCTGCGCTTCTTGACGCTCATGCCCTCAAAAGCCTTCAGCTTTTTCTCAAACGCCTTAAACTCCTGAACATCAAGCTCAATGTTCGGGCGGTATGTCGAGCTGATGAGGGCCATCAGGCAATCGTCGGCGTGAAGTTGTCTCGGCGCAATGCCAAGATCCTGGTGTACTCCGCCTTGCCGAACTCATCCACACGAGTGATTTCGTAGTAGCGGTCGTTGTACTCAACAATCCAAGTCTCGTTGATGGCGGGCCTGAAACGCTTGATATAGAACTCAGTACGCGCTTCGACTACGAGCTGCTTGCCGTTGGCCTTCTCACCAATCGTGGACCATTCAATGTCCCGGCGGCGAGCCATGCAAGTGAGCTGCAAGCTGTACCCCGTCACCTGAGTCTCGCCAAAAGCGTTGACAGTGGTGTTGGGCTGATAGAGCTTGATTTTTTTGTTGAGAGTGCCAATGTTGAACATCAGGTGAACACTTGCTTGCGGTAACGGTCAAGCAGGAATTTGCTGTTCATAGGAACCTCGAAGATGCGTTCCTTTCCAACGTCCTGGCGATTCTCGTAGTAGTGACCGATAATCATGAATGCGGCTTGCTTCACGAACTCAGGCACAGTGGTGTTTGCAGTGTCAAATCGCAATCGGTAGCGATTCAACTCATCAGTGCTGAAGCCACCTTTCATGTGGACACGGATGGGGCTTTGGATGTAGTCTACCTCATAGTCGTCCGCAGACATGTCAGCGTATGACCCATCGTCTTGCAGCACCTCTATCTTTGGGACTGTAGCAGTCGTCAGGATTGCGCCATTAAAGTGGACGTGGACCAATGGATAGGCATAGTCCCAATAGGCGTAGTTGACAATGCTCGCCCCAAACTTTAAGCCGAGGTAGTCCTCGATGTACGACTGCGTAGCAGCCAAGATCCCGCTGATGTAGCTGTCGTCATCATTAAAGTCGACACGCAGATGCACCTTGGCCTCAGCCAACGTGGGCAGTTGCCCGTCAGTGATGGCCCCGGTGACAGTGGGCTCGGCGTATCGGAGGTTTGGATGAGGTAGCATCAGTGGGAGATTTGAAACCCCGGTCCTGAGCGGACTGCTTTTGCATGCCGTCAGGAACCGGGGTTCAAGTGTCAGAATTACGCGCAGACAACGTACTTCACGGAGGCGTTATGAGCCACATCGCAGTTAGCGTAGTAGTTCATGATCATCCGCGTAGTACCCAAGTGGGCCTGGCTCATGTTGTCCACGATGAGGTCCGCTCCGCCCCAGTAGCAGCAGTAGACATCATTCATGTTGACGAGGAAGAACGGAACAGCGTCAGCTTCGTTGCCCAAATTGGTGACATCTCCGGCAACCTTGAAGACCTCGGCAGCGGTGTCAACATCGGTATCCGTCAGGAGGCCGCTGTTGATTTGGCTGTGACCGTAAGCCTTGTAGCCGGCGATCGTGCCGTCAGCCTGCAACGTGGGGATACCACCGTTGGTGATAGCCTGTTGGCTGCGAGCCGTGGCAAGTTGTGCGTGGCTACCAAAGAAGACCGCGCTGTTGTTCAGTGCGTCAGCGTCACCGAGAGCGGCAATCAGGTCGTTTGCAGAAGCAAAGTCGATGCCGGGGATGGTGGCGTTGGCGGTAGTGCTACGCAACACCTTGTTGGTGTTTGCGTCCCAAGTGGCCCAAGCGTTGGCATCCATGATGCCTCCGGCGTGACGGCGGAACTGGGCGGCAACAACAGAATCGAACGTGCCGTTCGCCATGGCGAGCGTTTGGTTCGAGATGTCGATGCGGGACGCGATGCGATTGGCATCGATGGTCTTGGACGCGATCTGATCAGCACCGGTGTGGTCGGCGATCTCACCAAGGTTCTTGGTGGCATCGGTCGGGAGGCTCGGCAACTTGACGCTTCCGGCAACTCCGGTGATGCGGTTTCCACCTGCCTGCTCGATGACAGACTCAGGCACGAGACCTTGAAGCAGACCCTGCTGCGTGGTTCCAACAACGCCGGAGGCGGTGGAGGTTCCAACGTCACGGTGGGTCAGACCCATCGGGATGAACAGGTTGCCCATCGGGGTGACTCCGGCAGCCTGGAACTCGTTGCGAGCCTCTTCGTGCATCTCGCGCTCGCGACCTTCGAGGCGACCGCTGATTGCCATGTTGACGGCATCACGGAAGGAGTACTCCTTGGCGTGCTGCTCCATCTCGACCTCGTCGGACTTGGACGCGGCTCCGGCAAGGTTCCGGGCAAGGATCTGCTCGGTCTTCTCGGCAGCCTCGATCTTGTCGTCGAGAGCGAAGATGGTGTCGTTGAGTTCGGCCTGACGGGCCTCCTCAGTCTCAGTGAACTCGCGGGACTCAGCTTGAGCCGCGTTGACGATGCCCTCCAGTTCCGTGATGGCGGAGGCTCGTTCTTCCTTCAAAGCAATCGATTGCTTCATTTTTTGGGGGAATTATGGTGGTGAATGGAAAGAAGTGCCTCCGCTTGTTTCCGCTTTGGAGCAAGTGTCGGCGGGGTTTCATTTTCAGGGGTCTGCTCGATCTCCTTCTCGGCTTCGAGAGCGGCGATCATGTCCCGCATTTTGACCGAGGTCTGCGGGTAGGCAGGTGAGACCACAGGCGAAATGTCCGCGATGCGGGCCACGCGCTTGATGGTGCGGCGGTAGGAACCGTCCGACTTCTTCTCGTAGTCATCCTCGCGGACGACGAAGCCAAAGCTACTGCCCCGGACATCGCCACGTTTGATGCTCTCAGCCAAGTCCTTGGCGTAGGATTGGTTGCCCAACTTGAAGCGGTAGAACAAGCCGTGCTCGTCTACTTTCAACTCCAAGGTGCCTTGGCCTTGGTAGCTCCGGGCCAACGGCATGTTTTGATCATGGTTGAAGAGAGCTACGACATCGTCGTGAAGACGGTCGTCAAAGGCTCCATGAGCCACGACCTCTTCAACCGCGCCAATCATTGTGGGTTGACCGAAGACAGCGGCATAACCTTCTACAGTCTTGCCCTCATCGGCAAGGCGAACCTCAAGATCTTCCTGAGCTCCGAGATGTCTGCGTTCAATGTCCATGTTTCTCTTTTCGTCTTCATCCTCATACATCTTTCCGGTAGGAGCCACAGGTGCAGGTGGCTTGCCGCCCGACGGCATAGAGGGAGAAGGAGGTTGTGTAGTGCCGGGTGCGCCGTCATCGCTTCCTGGCTGCATCGGATTGGATTCTGACGGACGTTGAGTACCGCCATATCCTGCCGCTTTTTTGTGTGTGACAATGATCGTGTCTTCGGTCTCTTGAACCGCGAGCACGTCACGTTTTTCATCAGAGGGGTTCATGTTTCTCTTGCTGCTCAATGGATGAGAAGAAGGCAGAAGGTCAAGGTCGAATTTACCGCCTTTGAACTTCTCGTTACGCAGCGCGTACAGCAATGCATTACAGCGAGCAAACGCCCACTGCTCAGGACTCTTGACACTCGGTCTTACAGACTGAGGGTTCGTTTTGTATGCACCAATCCCGCGTCGAAAACAAGCTGCCAACATTCCATATGTGGCCTTGTGCTTTGGGTCGCCTTCATTGTGCTTCTTCACTTTATTCTGAAGAGCCTTTTTGACTGCGGGTGTAATGTTGCGAGACTCAATCTCATTGGCGGCTTGACGCTCGGCCTTCTTGATCACTCCGCTACACCAGGAGCGCATGCTCGATCCGCCCCATGCGGCATACATGATGCTGCCGCAGATGTCCTTACCCTTCTCGTCAGTGAACTTGCCCTGATTGTAGACAGCAGCTCGGCTCAGGAAACTGAAGGTGCGCTTTACTGTGGACAGGGTCATGCCCGTCCCGCTTGCGATGGTGTTAGCACGAGTCCAACCAACCGCCGTCCCACAGCTTGTCCCGTTCCGCTCTTTGTGCTTAAGAGCGCGACGAGCAGCCTTGCGGGCAGCCTGCGGGTAGTTACTGTACGTCTTCGCCATCCGGCTCGGATCCGGTGATTGATTGTGCGTAGTCCCGCATGCTCTCAAGCGGAATCTGATTCACCTGCACGAGGCTGATGTCTCCCTCCGGCCCGATGGAGTTACGGTCCTCCAACTCGCGAACCTCATTGACGGTGAGGCAGCCATCGCCCAACAAAGTGTGATAATACTGAGCTCGCGAAGCCATGTCGCCACGCATGAGGCTAATCATGCTGTAACGGAACGTGTAGTTCTCGCGCTCGGCAGGGAGCAACAACTTCTTGCGGAGTTCCTGCTCAATGTTAACCACCCAAGGATGGATTGTGTGTTTGGCGAAGAAGAGGTCTTGCTGCTCGACGTTGGCGTACTTCTGCTCACCAACCTGCACCATGCCCGTAGGCACATTGAAGATTCGGCAGATCTCCTCGACCTGGTACTTGCGCGTGGACAGAGCCTGAGCCTGCTCCGGCGGGATGCCGACACGCTCGTACTTCAGCCCGGCCTCCAAGATGGCAGTGGCGTGCGCACTGTTCATGCCGTGGTACTTGGCATCCCATGTGCTGCTCAGGCGGCGGTACTGATCCTCACTGAGGGTCTTGTCCGTCATAAGCACACCGCTCATGTTGCCTCCGCTGCCGAAGAAGCTCGCGCCATAGGCTTGGGCGGCATATGCAAGGCCGATGTTCTCCAAGTGCTCGCGGATGGGGCTGATGCCCCGGAAGCACTCGATGGCAAGGATGTCCTCGTTGAACAGAGCCTCCTCCGTCTCGCGGTACATGTACACCCGGCGACCGCCGAGTTCACGCACCTTGATCTTGTCGGGGCTAACCAAGTTCAGCGTAGTGGGGCGACCGTTGTTGTCCCGCTCAATGAGAGCGTAGCCGCCACCATGCATGAGGGCATCACTGATGATGTTCTGCCAAAAGTGAAACGGCGTGAAGTAAGGGTTGGGCTCTTGGGCAGCAAGCCTGTAGGCCGGGTGCTCACGGTCCATGACCTTTCGTCCGTCCTGAACCTCGTACAGGCCAAGGTCAAGGCTTGCAATCGTACCTGCAATCTTGCTGATGCACGCGTACACCGCGCTTACGGCAAGAGCACCGTCTTCACTGACGATAACGCCGGACCGGGTCGGCGTGAACGGATAATACACAGTAGGGTCGAAGGAACGCTTCTCGGCCTCCTGGGGAGCCGGGCTCACAGCCTCGCGAAGGCGAGCGAACAGTCCTTTCCTTACTTCAGCCATATCATGCAATTTTAATGGAGTCGCAATGTGCTGACCCTTACTGTGTTCGATTTCTTTTCAAGATCCTGCGGAGGATAGTGTGGAAGCTTTGGTAGCAGCTATACCTGTTCCTGCCGAAGAGGTCATAGTAGTCCTCCTCTACAGACCAGTACGCATCAACGTTGCGCTCGTAGTCGTAGAGTCGAGATTGGTACTCGTCGACGAATCCCTGTGGGCTCGACAGTTTTTTAGCCAAGGCTAACTTTTCCTCGCAGGTCATAGGAATCGAATAGTGTAGTCTTCAGGGAATGCGTCTTCGGTTTCATGTGTCATGGCCTCACCGACAGCACAGATGAGCGCGGTGATGCCGTCAATCTTGTCCTGCGACCTCGCCTTGTCCGGCTTGCAGTTCATCGCGGGGTCGTAGCTGACTTCGAGGTTGCCCGCCATCCACCGGAGCGTAGGATCGCCCTCGTGGTTCAGCTTACCCTCAAGCAGCAGGCGGTACACCTCCTTCATCGGAGCGGACATGCTGACGTAGCCCTGGCCCATGGGCGACATCTCTACTCCATCTTGTGTGAGGTTGATGATGAGTTGGGAGCTGTTGTATCGGTCAAAGGCGATGCTGCGTAGGTCGTACCTGCGCATAATACAGTCCTCGTCGAACTTGACCTGACCGTCCTCAATGTAATATCCACTGATGGCTCTTCGTATGTAGTCGTAGTCAGTGACGTTGCCGGGAGTCACCGTGACCTCCTCGGCATCCTTGAGCTGCATGTAGATGGTAGACTCGTCCTTGTACAGCCGCTTCTCGATCGCCTCCTCCGGAAGCCAATAGAATCTGCGGGTATCGTAGCCGCCATCCTCGTGGGGGAACACCAGGACCAAGGAGCAGAAGTCGCTGACCGATGCGAGGTCGAGTCCGCCGTAGCAAGGCCGCTCGCCGTCGATCTCGATTTTGCCGTGGTCGTTCTGCTGCCACACCTCATCGCTGACCCAAGACTCACTACTTCTCACAAACAGATTGCAGTGCTTGGTCTTAAAGTTGACCTCCTCCGCGCCACCGTAGTTCCGCGCCTGTGTGGCCTGCTGTTGAAGGTACTCCATGCTGATGGAGGCCCCAAGGCTTGGGTTGGCCTTGACCCACACTTCAGGGTCTTTCCAATCGTCGTCCTCGTCCAACTCGTAGATCATGCTGAAGAGGCTGTCGTCAGTCTTCTTCCCATCGAGCACCTCCTTGCACGTCTTGGCCAGTTGGAAGCACGGGCCGTCCACATTGAACCCCGCCGTGGTGATGGTCATCATCAGTGGTTGGGTTCGGCTTCCCATCGAGCTCTTCAGCACGTTGTAGACGTGGGAGGTAGCGTGTGCGTGGTACTCGTCAACTACGGCGAGGTGAGCGTTCAGTCCGTCAAGACTGTTGCGGTCGCTCGACAGGGGTTCCGCCTTGCTGTTGGTCTTGGTGTTGTGTAGGTTGGCCCTATGCACACCAATGCGCTTGCTGAGTGCCGGACTGCTCTTGACCATCCGCGCAGCTTCGTCAAAGCAGATCCGGGCCTGGTCTCTCTTTGTCGCACAGTAGTAGACCTCGGATCCCTCTTCATTGTCAAAGTCGAGCATGGCGAGACTCAGCCCCGCAAGCAATGTCGTCTTGCCGTTCTTGCGTCCAACCTGAATGTAAGCGGTACGGTAGCGACGATGCCCCGTCTCATTATGTCGCCACCCGAAGATGTTGGCGACGATGAACGATTGCCATGGGAGCAAGTCGAAAGGCTTGCCCGCGAATTTGCCCTTGCTGTGACGGAGGAACTTCGCGAAGAAGGTGAGGTACTTGTCCGCTTGGGCTGCGTCGAAGTAGTACTCATCGCACCCCGACTCCAACTCATCGGCGAACTTCTGACATGCAAGCTCAACGTACTTCGAAGTCCGGACCTCGCCGTTCAACACGGCCTCCGCATATTCGACATAATCGAGGTTCATTAGGCTTTGCCATGTGCTTGACGACCTGAGACCCTGGCATGGCAGAAGGCGCATAGTCCGCGAATGGTGTCGATGTCGTAGAATCGGTCATTTTGCGGATCCCGCATTCGCACGGGAATGATGTGGTCAGCAACTGTTGAGGGAGTAACTCGACCAAGCTGCAAGCAGAGCACACAGGACGGGTCTCGTCGTAGCACCAACACGCGGGTTCGTTGCCACTGCTTTGTGTGGTATCGCTTATCCGGTTCCCGGAGCCGTCCAAGCTGCGGCCTATTGCTCTTAACAGTCGCCTTCCAAGGTCTCTTCTTCTCACGCTTCGGAATCTTAGGCATCCTTGAAGGATTCGTATTCGTCGGGTTCGTTGTCCAGGAGCATGCCCGCGATCTTCTCTCGGTCCACGGGTGAAAGTCCCCACTTCGACATCAGGGATTGGAAAGCAGCCTGAGCTTTGGTGTAGGCGGTGTACATGCCGCTCACGTTGCTCGTGCCATTGTCGAACACCTGCACCACATCGCCCGGCCCCTTGAGCTGATCGGCACACCACTTCATGATGAGGATGTTCTTGGCGAGTAGGCTGAGTCCTACGGCATCCACCCGGTGGAGCAGCTCGTACTTCTCAAGGTGGTCCACCAAGTCCTCGAAGACTTTGCGCTCCTCTTGTGTGAAGGTGAAGATTGGATCGGGGCGGTTGACACCCACCTCCTTGACAGGGATCGGCCTGCGCCCCTGACGGTCCGTCCCCTGTAGTGCCTTAAGTGCGATGGTCTTGCGGTTCGCGCTCATAGTCAGTCAGTTGTAGGGCCAATATACGACACCCCCCATTTGACCCCCCCCTCCCAAAGTCTGCCCTCACAAAAGAGAGAC